AAGCCGGAATGTGATAAGTTGTATAAGCTGTACGGGGCGAACTGGCAGGAAAGAAATAAATGCTATGTGTTCCCCAGTGGGGCAAAGATTTATCTGGTTCATTGCCAAGACAGAAGGGCGTTGGATAACTACATTGGCGGTAACTATAATTTTATTGGGGTTGATGAAGCGAATCAATTTCCAGAAGACTGGATAGAAGAGCTGTCAACATCTGCAAGGACGGATAACGAACTTCTTCAGCCGCAGATATGCTTAACATCCAATCCCGGCAATATTGGTCATATATGGTTAAAAAGAAAGTTCATTGACCGCTGCCCGCCTGTTGCCATTGGGAAACCGAAATATAACGAACAGTTCGATGTTTATTATCAAAATCAAAAGACGGGTAAACCATTTATTGACGAAGAAGGGATTAGTTATCACTTTATACCAGCGACAGTATTTGATAATCCGACTCTTCTGGATAATGACCCCAATTACGTCAGGAAATTGAAAAATTTGAATCCTGTATTGAGAGCCATGTGGCTGGAAGGCAGGTGGGATGTTTTTGCTGGAACTTATTTCGATAACTGGAATCCCATGCATCATGTTATACCGAAAGCATATTTCCAATATGGTGTTCATTTCAAGAAGAATACACACACCCTTTACAGATTTTACGATTATGGCACAAAAGCACCATTTGTCTGCTTGTTTGCTGCAGTTGACCGTGACGACAATATGATAATATTTGATGAAATAACCGAGACGGGGCTATCCGCATCCAAACAGGCAAAGAAGGTCAATGAATACACTTGGGAAACTTATAAATTAAAACCAAATGATTTTGATGATGATATTGCTGACCCTGCATATTGGACGAAACATTCCGAAAAAGAAGGTATGTTATACTCACCAGCGGACTTTTATGGCGATGATGGAATCTTTTTATCTAAGGGCAATAATGACCGTAAATCTGGAGCTAAAATCGTCTATGAAGGGCTGGAAGCACCAGACGAAGGGGTTCCCCGTATTCGGTTTACAGAAAATTGTTTACAATGTATTGAAACATTTCCTAACTTACCATCGGCAGAAAATGACCCCGAAGATATTGATACCAAAGCGGATGACCATCACTACGATGCTCTCAGGTATGGTAGTTTGAAAGTTCTGCCAAGCCTTGCTATATATGAAAAAAGAAAAAAAGGGTGGCGTTATCGAATAGGAAAGTCTGATTCTGATGGCAGCACTAACTGGAAAACAGCATAATGGCTAAAGACGCATACAACAACGACTCACCATCTGGTTCGCAATATGCAGCGGGGGTACTATCCAAACAAGCCGATAAGGTTTTAAAGTGCTGGAAGTACAGCAGAGATTCATTCGAAGTAGCAAGAAAAGACTCTGAAAGGGCTGTCAGGTACGTCAATGGAGATTCTTACACTTCTGACGAAAGAACTAACGCTACCAAGTATAAAAAACCATTACTTAAATATAATATAATCACACCGATAATCAGCACACTTGTCGGTAATGAACAATTAAACCGCAAAACAGCAAAATTTAAACCGACAACAGTGGAATCTGTAGGTGTTACAGATATTCTGCAAGGCAGATGGAATGCAATTATTGACGAGCAAGACCTTGAAGATAAACTGCAAATCGCATTTATTGATGCATTATCCACAAAGCTGGGGGGCTGGATTCAGCGGAGCTGGGAAGTGAATGAAGAAGGTTATCTGGATTTTAAATATGATGTATTGAATAATTTTCGTGTCTATGTAGACCCGGAAACACGGGCAAATGATTATGATTTAACACATTGCCGCTGGCTGGTCAAGGAAGGCTGGGAGTCTTTAGACGTTATCAGCGAACAATACAGCATTGACCCATACGACATGAAAGTTGAAAGGTCAAAGGCATGGTATCAGTCATTATCTGAAACAGTCCGTAGAATGACAGATAAGACCTATTCTTCGAATCTTGAGAATTATGACAAAATAAATGACCGCTACAGAGTCCTTGAGATGCAGGAGCGTGTCGTGATTAAAATGGTAAATGTTTTCGATGGTAACGATTACATGGTAATACCACGAAAAGAGTTTAAAAAACTTGAAAAGGACAACCCAAGTCTAATGGTTGTCAGGGAGTTTAATAAAGACCAGATTCATACAACGACCATTATCCCTTATTTCAAAAATTTAATTGTCAAAGATGACGATATGGAACAGCCAACGTCGAATTTTGACTGTTTCCCCGTCTGGAGTTATAACTACAATGTTCAGATAAATGAACAAACATCACTGGTTGACCATCTGCTTGATATTCAGGACGATGTGAATAAAGCAAAATCCCAAGTCAGGGACTATGTGACGCAGATACTTTCTGGTGGGGTTTTTATTGATAAGCGTGAAAAAGAAACAATTAAGGCTTTGAAGGAGAAAGGAAACCAGCCAAACATGGTTTATGAGTTGAACAACCCTTCCATTGTACCTCAAAGACTTTCTCCTTCATCTTTGCCGCCAGACATTATGCTGAATGCGGAAAACAGTGTGGCATTCGCACAACGGGTATCACTGGTATCTGAAGCTATGAAAGGCGAAACAGCCCGTAGTGGAGAGTCTGGAGTTCTGTTCGAACAGAAAGTTCAGAGAGCTGCTGCTGCAATTAACCCGTACTTTAAAAATTTAAGTCGCTTAAGAAAGGTTTTAGCAAAAGATTTTGTGGATAATTTTAATTACGTTTATTCTGAGATGGATAGAGTTATCCGAGTGAAAGAAGAAGGCAAGTTTAACGAAACAATTATGAATCTAAGTGTAGGGGCGCAGGTGTTTAACGATGTGAGAAATCCGTCGCTGTATGTAGAGCTTGATGAAGGTGAAAGTAACATCACCCAGAAAGAAGATAATTTTAACCGTATGGTTGCAATGGCGAATCTGATTGGTTCAATCAATCCGCAACTTGTCGATATTAGAACACTTGTAGAAAATGCCCCAATTGTGGGTTCAGATAAATTTGTCGAATACATCGACCAGACCATGCAGATGCAGTCAGAAGCTGCACAACGTCAGTCAGAACTGGATACAACTAAACAGACTCTTGACAATATGAAAACAGAACGTGGTATGGTGACAGATGAAGAAAAATTAAGATTGGATGCTCAGAAAATTGGGCAGGACAAAGCAAGACAAGGAGCTGAGTAATGGCTAAATACAAACAGAAATCAATGACCAAAAAGTCGTCAGGTGTCAAATCAAAATCTTATGCAAAAGTTTATAAGAAAAAGAAAAAGATTAAGAAGAAAGACCCGGTGGGTGACCCAAAAAATTGGAGTACACCAGTGGATAAACTGACACCTAAACAAATAGATATGCAAAAAGTTGGAGTTCATAGAATGAGTCCCGAAGAATTTCATAAGAAATGGGATAAGAAATAATATCGAGAAGTGAGTGAAAAACCGCAAACAGCGAGAAGTTATCGTGGCGCTGTCGTTGATGATAATGCTGTTGTTAGCATTAATCTCAAATGGTTGGGGCAGTTACTTGTTTTGGTCGGGATGCTTGTTTATGGGTATTGGCGTATTGAAAGTAGACTTGGTCATCTTGAAAAAGAAATGTTATTGGCAGATGGGAAGATTGGGGATTTACTTGACAAACACATGGTGGAAGAACGAATACAAAGAAACGAACTTGAGGAAAAATTAAGTTTTTATGAGAAAGAATTTAACATTAACCCACTGAGTTGGGGTAAAAGGAAAAAGAATAAATAATGCCTTTCAATGATATTATAGATATACCTATTATTCGACCTGAAATAGTTGTTGAAAATGATTATGATGATAAAATTACATACACAAGGAAAGATGCCTTGAGAAATGTATACAGAGCAAAGAGAAGTAATATAATCAATAAAGGAAAGACAAATGGCAGAAAACCAAAATAGCGAAGTGCAGGTAGACCCTGCTCTTACACAAGAGCTTCAGCAACTTGAAGATAAATTTGAACCGAAGACAAATGAACAGGAAGCAACCGAGCCTTCTGTAAAACTTATTGAAAAAGACGGTGAGCTGTATATCAACAGCGAATCAGATGATGTTGTGAATGATGCAGACCCTGAAAAGGGAGAATCGAGTCAAGAATTAACACAATCGGATGAATACACCACCGATGGGAATAAACCATCACCGTTCCATGACAAATCGAAGGATGACCTTGTTGATATGGTAGTCAATGCACAAAAGATGATTGGCGACCAGTCCAGCGAAATTGGTGAACTTCGAAAGTTAACAGCTAAAGACGAAGATTTGTCTGAAGCTGAACTTTTGGAACGACTCACTGCTAACGATGTTCAGGAAGCCCTTTCTACGGAAAAGGCTAAATTGGATGAAATTGACCCTTATGATGCAGATGCTGTTTCCGAACAGCGTTCACTTATAAGAGAAATGGAAAACGACCTGATTAATAAACGGACGCAGGAACATCTCGAATCACGGCTGAATGGTCGTGATAATGAAGCATTTGTTTCTACAATGAAGCAACGCTTTAACGACGATGGAATTGAGGTATCTGATGATGAGTTTAATGCTGTCAGCGAGAGAGCGAAGGGATACACTGAAAATGGGCTGTTAACCGAGAGAGCCTACCACAAAGCCATGATTGATGAGTTTGGGGTAGAGAAGGTAGCAAAGAACTACCAGATGTCAGGAGAGCGTAAAGCCAGACAAGACATTCAAAATGCTTCAGCCAAGCAAGTTGAAAAGGTCGATGTTCGTGGTACAGGCAAAAACGCTAAACTTATTCGTGTCGCTGACATGAATAGGAAAGAACTCCGAAGCACTCTCGACAATCTTTCAGTGGATGAACTTCAGAAACTCTATGGACGGCTTAATAGTTAATTAAAAACACAGGAGATTAACAAATGGAATCCTCACAAACTTGGATTGCAAATGTTGAAATTCTAAACTCTCTACTCCGCAAAGAAAGTTGGTTTAATACTTTCTGGGCAAAGTTCTCTGGCAATGTGGACATATCTTCGGATGACAACGGCAACCCCGTTTATACTCCGAGTGGTAATCCCATTGAAATTCTGAACGACTATGTCGCTCAGGGTCGGGACAATATGCTCATTCCTTTCCTTTCTGAACTGTCTGGTTCACCAGTTTATGGTGATACGGTTCTGAAAGGCACAGGTGAAGACCAAGCTATGAAGTGGCTGCGTGCGTACTGTAATCAGTCTCGTAAAGCGGTTATGAAAAAGTCTGGTTCTATGAGCGAACAACGCCAAAAGGTCTTTAAACTGATGGACGAAGCGAGACCACAACTTGCACGATGGTTTACCAAATGGGAAAATCAAGCGGTATTTCAAACCTTCTACGAAGGTGTATCGCCTAATCTTTCCGCTGGTACAACATCTGACGGTCTTGGACTTGCTCGCAGATACCACCCAAACTGGTACATTAACGCCGCTGCTGTATTAACGGCTGTCGGTACGGAAAAATACACGAAGACCAATACAAACCTTGATGGTGCGATTGGTATGACTGCTGCCGCAGATGCTACTTGTGATACGGCTATGTCTGCTGATATTTTACGGGAACTGCGTGTTAAATGTATGTCTCTTAAAATTCCTCAGATGGAAACTGCTGATGGTAACAGGTTCTGGTGCATTGTTATGCATCCAGCACAGCTTGCTTCATTGCAAACTGATACTGACTACGAACAGGCACAGCGATTTGGCTTCATGGGTTCAGGCGGTTCTAAAATGCCTCAACTCACTGGAATGGCTGGATACTATGCTGGTTTCTGTATCTTTGAAGATATTGTCGGAATCCGTGAATGGGACGAAGCTGGTTACTTTTTTGGCTCTACCGTTGCAAAACGGTTTGATGACTCTGCCGTAACATTGGCTTCTGGTAGTACCAGAGTGCGTAATGCTATTGTATTCGGTAAGAATGCAGTTGGTAAAGCTGTCGCTGAAGACCTTCACTTCACTTCTGAAGTGGATGACCATGCGAACACTATCGAACTTGGTGGTGCTGTAATCAACGGTTACAACCGTGCTGACTTTTTTGCTGAAAGTGATGCGCTTGAATCAAGTGGTGATGCGTTCTATAAGAACCAATCCGCTGCTCACGATTCCGCTGCATTGTCTTGTGTTAACCAAAGTTCCCTTATTTTGGGGACTCTTGATTAATAGGAGATAAGTAATGGCTAAATCAAGTATAGCGAATTGGAGAGCTTCTGGTGGTGCGTTAGACATATCCGCTACTCATAGTGGAAATGGCACAGTGCCTGAATGTGTAGCACAGGATGGAAAAATTATTTGTGATTTTACAGCTCTTGGTAGCGGTGAAACTGTTACAATTAATACTCCGTTCAAGTTTACTGTTTATGATGTTGTTCTTGTTGTTGGAAATGGCGAAAATGTCGGCTCTAAAACATTAACTGTCAAAAATGGTAGCACAGCTCTGTCCAGTGCAATTTCAATGGCAACTGACAAAGCAAGGGTGGCAACAGCTACTCTTGACGAAGACGAAGCAGTCTTTAATGTTGGTGACAATGACCTTGTTCTTACATCATCTGCTCATAGTGATGGTGGTGGAACAGTCTACATTTATTATCGATAATCTGAAACTGGGGAGGTAATAGCCCCATATAAAGATTGACTTAAACATCGCTGTTTAAGTATGTTAGGGGGGGCTTTTTAGCCCCCCTAATCATTTAACAGAGTATTCACGGTCTACCAGACCTTTAAACTCGACTCAAGGAGTGAATAAATGGCAAATATTAATAAATCCCCCCAACTACATAATTTTTCCGTCCAAGAAAACCTCTCTGCCAGCTTTATGGTGGAATATGAGGTTAGTAATTCTGTTGTATCAAATGGCGGTGCTTTCACAACAACCACATACGGTGTACCAAGAGGTGTCGTTGTAGGTGCAGAAGTAGGTGGAAGTGGTACACTCACGCTTACTTTTGGTGATGGTGGTACACATACACTGACAAATGCAGCGGCAAAAGCAATATTTTTAAAAGGTGTTATTCTTCCATTAGCGATTAAATCTTGGGTTTTCAGTGGTTCTGAAACTGCCTTTGCTTTAATGGCATTGTATTAAGGAGTAAGTTATGAAATTCGTAAGTGCGGCACATTTAACTGGTGGTGGTACAATAACTGGCGACCTGACCATTTCAGGTGATTTAAGTGTAGAAGGAGCAGGTTCTTTTACATATGATGAGATGGTAGCTGGTGATATGATAATTGACCAAGATTTCACTGGAACAACGACTGCAACAACAAAAGGATTATTTGTAGACTTTGATGCTACTGGAATAACAGCATCTGGTCAAACTGCTACTAATATTGGTCTTGATTTAGATATGAATAGCGATTCACCTACAATGGTGGGTACTGTTAATAATACTGGTCTTGATTTGGATGTTGTTGGTGGAACATCTGGAACAACAAAGAATATAGGAATAGATGTTAGTGTAAGCGGAGCAGATACAAATTATGCGGCTCTGTTTAATGGAGGAAACGTCGGCATAGGAACCTCGTCACCGACATCTGAATTAAATTTAAGAGCAGCCAATCCAATTTTGATTTGGGAAGATTCTTCTGTAAGTGCTTTGCACGGGCAAATTAATGTTAATGGGAATTACTTAAATATTCGTTCTATGCCAAATGATAAAAGCAGTGCTACTGAAAGGCTTTCAGTTGATTTGTCCACAGGCAATGTCGGGATTGGGACTTCGAGTCCTGATAGTTTGCTTCATCTTGAGGCAAGTACACCTATACTAACTTTTAAAGATAGTGATACTTCGGGTGTTAATTTTGGTGGTGGAATTGAATTTAAAGATAGTGCAGGAGTTAAACGATACTCTATGTCTTTGGTGTCTGGCGATGCCCATTTAGATATGCAGAGTGCGGCAAAGAAGATCAAAACTTACAACTGCTGATGGCAATGGTTTGATAATCGACTCATCAGGCAACGTCGGAATTGGAACTGCTTCACCTTCAAGTGCACTTCACGTAGAAGTTGCAGATGCCACAGGGGATGGTCAGTTTGCAGCTTTTATACATAATAAAGATACAGATAATGGTCAAGGTTTGATTATTCGTGCAGGTGCTGATAGTGGAGAAGCAATTTTAAGTCTTCGTGACCAAGCGAGTAATGTAAAGGCTATTTTTAGAGCTGATGGCAATGTCGGCATCGGGACTACGGCACCTGGTCAAGTCCTTGATGTTAATTCAGGTGATGGTAATATGATTGCAGACGGATATGACACTCACTCACTTGCCGTCTATAAAGAAAACATTGAAGATGCTTCAGGTTATCTTGACAAGGTATTAGCCTGTCCTGCTCAAAAGTGGAATCGCAAACCTTTCGTTTCCGCAGATGAAATTAAAGAAGCGGTATTGGAAGAACTTGGTGAAGATGTATTGATTGAAGAAGCAGTTGATGCTCAAGATGCTGTATATGAAACAGTCGTGGTTCAGGAAGCTGTTGAAGAAGTCTTATGGGCTGAAGGCGATGAATTACCCGAAGGCGTAGAAGCTGGTGATGTGAAAACAGAAGCACAGGAAGAAGAAACTGAAGAACAGTTGGTATCTGAAGCGATTGAAGCAAAAGATGCGGTTTATGAAAAACAGTATTCAGTCTGGGATGAGCTTTTTCCTGAAGACAATTCCCACAGACAAAAGGCGTTATACAATATGCCTGATGGTGATTTGAAAACTTGGATTGATGATTGGTGTGAAGCCAAGCGTGTAGAGATGCGACCTGAAGA